TTGAAAGAAATAACTGAAGATTATTTTGAAAAAGACATCCTTCATCCCGTATGCTGCGGCATTGATGTTCATAAGACATGGAATTTTGCAGCTATCGTTATTAATGATGTAGAACATCATGTAGCGCATTACAAGACTGAAAGATTCAGTAATTTTGCAAAAGGCCAAAAGGCATTGACTGAATGGTTGAAAATGAATCACTGCACTATTGCATGTATGGAATCTACCGGGCAGTATTGGTATCCTGTGTTTGATGCTATTGAAGATGCCGGATTACATCCGGTCGTAGCACATCCCAAGTATACCAAGCCACAGCATGGTAAAAAGAGTGACCCCAGCGATGCCATATGGATTGGGAAAAGTTATGCGTCAGGGCGGGTAATTCCCAGTTTTATTCCTCCCAGAAAGTTTCGTAATCTTCGAGGCCTTGTGAGATGCTATGTCAAGCTCAGCTACACTGCTAACAGTAACAAAAATCGTGTTCTGAACTGTCTGACGGATGCGGGAATAAAACTTGATGATACGTTTTCCGACGTATTTGGCAAATCTTCCCGCGCCATTGTTAATCATATTATCCAGCATCCCAGAGAACTTTTTGATGTGACTCCATTCATTGACAAATCCTGCAAAACGCCGATTCCGAAGATACAGGAAGCCATTGCCAAAGTGCCGGAGATGAGTGATGCCATTTTAAAGAAGATGGAAATTGCTCTCGAAATTGTGGATAAACATGAAGAGTATAGAAAGGAAATTCAGGAAACAGTAGAAAAGGAGTTGGGAGAATACCAGCACATACTGGATTTAATTCGTACGGTGCCAGGATTCAACACAAACTCATTTACTGCTGTGAGAGTACTGGTTGAAATAGGCCCTGACATTCATGTATTTCCAACAGCAAAGCACTTCTGCTCCTGGGCGGGAGTCGGCGCCAATCATGATTCAAGTGCCAAAAAAGTAAAAAGTCGAAAAATCTCTAAAGGTGGACAGTATTTGAAGCCACTGCTGGTTAATATAGCCAAAGCAGTGGTGCGTTCAAAGAACCACCCGGAGATTACACGACGGTTTAATCGCATAAAAAATCGTCGTGGTTACATGCGAGCCATCATTGCAATCTGCAAGATGTTTCTGACTGCCATCTGGAACATCTTGAGTAAGGATGAGCCTTACAGAGCGGATGGATACATGACCAAGAACAATAAAGCCAAGAAAATAATGACCACATCACAGGCCTTAGCGCTTTTACGTTCAAGGGGCTACACAATTATTGATCATAATAGCGAGCCTTTAACCACGACGGGTTCATAGGGAACCTATGCCTATTATACAACAGCATAGGTAGAATCACCTTGAAAAAATGAACTTTTTTAGGTGGCTTATTAAAGTTACCCTGAAAATGGGTCAGGTTGTTGAGCAACAGTTTCAAACTTAAGAACCCTCCGGCCCGTCGGGCCGGTCAATCTTAAGAACCTTTCCCCTCTGAACCCTCTGAACCCTTTGAACCCGGCCCACCGAAGGCGGGCTTTTCTTTTATCTATTTTCCACATGGTATCCATGCAGAAAATATGCTATAATTGTGCCAATTCGCAATTTTTCCCGTATTTATCGAATATTTTTATAAAACGGCAAACAGACGGCAAAAATTTCAGTTTCCGAAAATTGCCTCTATGTATCCATCGGCCTTCTTTCGGATGTCCTGGGTGTAATGAATGTAAGTGTTGTAGACCGTCGCCGGGGTATCTCCCAACACGGCGGCCACCAGGTTGATGTCCTGCGTTTCTGAGAGGAGAAGGGTGGCGAAGGTGTGCCGAAGGGAATGCATGTGCATGCCTGGCTTGAATTTTGAAATCGCCCGATTTAGGGAGTGCTTCTTCTGCTCAAGCCCCGGGAGAATCCTCCCGTCGATAGAGCGGGGGCTGTGCTGCTTCCACTCCTGCAGCGCGGCAGCCAGCCGGGCGGTAAGGTGCAGTGTGCGGTAGCCGTTACGGCTCTTCGGCGGCTTGAATCCTTTGGTTCCATCTTTCCGGGTGCCCCATTGTTTATTGACGTTGATGGTCCTTTTGAAGAAATCGATATCGGCCCAGGTAAGGCCTGCAATTTCAGCAAAGCGCATCCCAGTGTTCAGGGAAATGAGCACGGCAAGGCGGAGCTCCGGATTTCCGATAGAGTCCACCAGCTGGTCGGCTTCTTCTTTTGTGAATGCTTTTATTTTCTTTTCCCGCTTGTCTTTATCTATGGGTACGGCAAGCACCGGGTTATCTGGGCGAAGATGGTAAGTGCGTACAGCGTAAGAGAAAATTGTTTTAACTTTGGCCAGGGTTTGATTCCTGGTGCTTATTTCCAGCTTCCCGGCCAGCATGTTGTAGGCGTTGATGACTTCCCCTTCCGTAATGTCATGAAGCGGTTTATCTGCGATTGACGGCACACGGGCGATGGACTGGCGGTATAAGACTGCGGTCCCGTATTCGATAGAGTTTTTCTTGTCTCGAAGAAAAATCTTTTCCGTGAAGTCTCTCAGGGTGATGCCTGCGAGCTCCGGAGAGGCTCCGCTTTCGGCGTCCTTCCGGGCGGCGTCCAGTAAATCATCCTGGGCGGCGCGGGCCTCTTTCTTCGTCTTGAAACCCTGGCGGGACTTCTGCCTCCATTTCCGGTTGACTTTGTAAGAGAGGATGAGGCAGATGCTTCCATTCTTTTCCCTGGTTGAAAAATGATATTCCATGAAAAAATCAGCTCCTTTCTGCTGAAAGTGGGCTGATTTTAGGGTATAATGAATATGGTAATCAGCCCACAATATGTTGTACCGAACATACCTAAAAGCGCGATTACTGGCGTCCTCTGGCTCGAGGGGGCGTCTGGCACTGCCTGATTTCGTCCATCAGGCGGTGCCTTTTCTATTGGGATTAAATTAATTATTGTATGTAGGGCTAAGGTAGCTCCCTTTTATCAAGCAGTTTCCCCATAAAACAGAGGGAAAACAGATATATTAACCATACTCTCTGCCCATAAAACAATGAATCAAATACATTCGATAATCTATCTCTATCTATTGAAGTGAGCGATTCGTCGAAGACATCACCCATATTTATGGTTAAGTAATTGTTGAAAAAATCCATATTGTCTGCATGTGCATTATGATTAGTGAAAAGCCGTTCTATGCATTCTTGCTTAAGTTCTTCGATAATGTCTGAATCCTGTAAAGTAAGGAGGCCAAAAGAATAGGCAATTTCATTTATGACGTAGGAACAAATATAGAAAGACCCGCCTTTCCTTAAATACCTAGAGTAATTTTCATAGTGGGTGGTCTGGTATGAAATAGTTTCAACAACAGAAAGAAAATAGTCCATGTCATCCTTTGGCTTTTTTGACATGACTGACCAGGTGTAAATCAGATAAATGGCGGCGCCTAATACTAATGGAATAAAAACACCGCCAATATATCTCCTGTAATCTATAGATAAATGCGTTTTTACCCAATCTGGCGGATAATCATCTGGATTTAGCTCAGAACTCTTATCATAGGGTATTCCTTCCTGTGCCGAAAATTTCCTGTCTTCTTTGTTCTGCTTTATTGCATCAGATTTAGTAAACTTTGGAGTTGGATCAGAAAGGATAAAGCAGTATCCAACAGGAACCTGTTCCCTGATTCCTTTATTGATTCGTTCAGCTTTCCAGGGAAGAAATAGCATAAAGCAGAGAACACATAATAGCGTGATGATAATAATAGCCTTTTGAACATTATTCTGCTCTCTCAGCTTGTTTTTCACGAATGTATTTCTCCAAAATTTGTCCATTCCTATCACACTTTCTTTATAAAATCACTTTATTTCTCCCTGCTTAATCACAGCCCTACCAAGGATGCGCACATTTTCACAGTTGGACTGGTTAAATACCATAGGCGCATACTTCGGATTCGCCGATACCAAAGTGATAGTATCGCCGGATTTATAAAAACGCTTGAGGCAGATTTTCTCGTTATCTATTTCAACCACGGCTACTTGCCCATTTTCCACAGTTGGGGTAGATTTCACGAAGACTATATCACCGTCATTGATGCCGATGCCCACCATGCTGTCTCCACGGATGGTGATGCAGAAATCCACATCATACTTCCCTTCTACGTTGATATACGGGGTATCCTGGTTTAAGTCTTCCAAGGGGCTTCCTGCTGCAGCATATCCCATCATGGGTACTCGCTTCCATTTCGGAACAAAGGCACCTTTAGGGATGTAGGTTGTTTTGTCTGATTTTCCAAGCAGGTAATTCATGTCTACGTTGAAGAAGTCGGCCAGCTTTTCGAGTGTTTCAAAATTGGGCTCCCGCTCTCCTCTTTCATACATGCTGATGGCGCTTCTGGTAAGCCCGGACTGCTTTGAGAATTCGTCCTGGGTGAGACCTTTTCCTTTTCTCAGTTCTCTTAATCTGTCATTGAATTTCATTTTTCTCCCCTTCCGTTTCTTACTTTGAATTATCTGCCCACATTTTAACACGAAACGTGTTGACACGCAACGTGTTAAGTGCTATGCTTTATACATGACACGAAACGTGCCATAGAAAGGAGGAAAGAGTTATGCCGACGCCGAGGGAAATCGGGCAACGTCTTAGAGAACTTCGCGGAGCAACGCCAAGAGAGAATGTAGCGAAAGCCTGTAATATCTCTGTATCCGCACTCTCTATGTACGAAAACGGCTCCCGCATTCCGCGGGATGAAATCAAAATCCGGATAGCTAATTACTACAAGCTTTCGGTGCAGTGTATTTTTTTTATGAATCAATGGCACGTTTAGTGTCAATAGGAATGGTTAAAGAAGAAAGGAGAAGAGAAACATGAATGAAATCCTAAATATCAGAAATGTTCATTGTTACATGGACAAGCAGACTGCAATAGCCTATCTGAATGCCGAAGATGTGGCACGAGGATTTGGTTTTACACAAGGAAAGAACGGCGTTGAATACATCCGATGGGACAGAGTAAACCAGTATCTTCATGAATTTGGATTTTCCCCACAAGTGGGGAAAGATGATTTTCTTCCGGAAAACATGGTGTACCGGTTGGGATTCAAGGCCAACAACGACGTGGCTAAGAAGTTCCAGGCTGTGTTGGCCGATGAAGTTCTCCCCGCCATCCGCAGACACGGGGCCTATATGACCGAGGAGGCCCTGGAGAAGGCAATCACAGAGCCGGACTTCTTGATTCGTCTGGCCACCCAACTGAAGGAAGAAAAGGCGAAACGCCTAGAGGCTGAGAAGCAGGTAGAGGCCGCAAAGCCGAAAGTACTCTTTGCGGATGCCGTCTCTGCAAGCCACACCTCTATCCTGGTGGGAGAGCTGGCGAAGATTCTCCGTGGAAACGGCATAGAAATTGGCCAGCGGCGCCTGTTCGCATGGCTTCGCGAGCATGGGTATCTCATCAAGCGCCAGGGTACCGATTATAACATGCCCACACAGATGGCTATGGAGCTTGGGCTGTTCGAAATCAAGGAAGGCTCCTATGTGAATGGAAGCGGCGCAAACATCATTACCAAGACCCCGAAAGTCACAGGCAAAGGGCAGACCTATTTCATCAACAAATTTCTTAGTGCTTAAAGGAGGCGATTGAAATGGCCTGCAGGACTTTTTCCACCGCCGAGGTTGCCAACCTCTTCGGGATTTCTCTCGATTCCGTCCGGAAGATGGAGCAGGATGGCATTCTTCGTCGGCTGAAGGTACCGGGCATCCGCTACAGCCGGAGTGAGGTGTACGCCGTCCTCCGGGAAGGAGCGGAGACCTGCACGGTGGCCTCCGTAAGGAGGCTGGAAGAAAAAATCCGCATGAAGGATGCGGAAATTGAACGGCTCCGCGGTGCTCTCCGCACGATTGAGGAGGAAGCGCGGCGCCAGGGAGGAGGAATAGCATGAAAGATGCACAGCACAACATCATGATGAGGGAGCTGGAGTATGTAATCCGACTCGCCACCGGAAATTACCGCATCGAGCTCATCGACAAAAATGATTTTGTCATTATAGACCACAACAATGGCACCTACCAGATGGCGCGCGTTGAATGTGACGGTCCTCTGAAGATGGCAGCGGATATTATTAATACCGCTCTCCACGGCCCGTACTACGAAACGAAGGAGGGAAACCCTGATGAGGATGAGAGTAATGAGGATTAAGAAAATCATGGCCATGCTGGCCATTCCGGCGGCCATTGCTGCCGGTGCCTGGGCCTATGAGCCTCCGGCGGAGCTGGTGGAGTATCGGGCCGAGGCGGAGCAGGGAGATACCATCTGGAGCCTCTGTGCTAAGGTGGCCTCTGACTATGACAACATGGAAGAGCTGGTTTTCCGCACGATGGCGGAGAACCACATCACGGACCCCGGGGAGCTCCAGCCTGGGCAGCTCATTATCATCCATGTAAGAAAGCTGGGGTAAGAAATGAAAGTAAATACTGACTGCGAAAAATGCCCGTTCAAAACAATATGCCGTATGAGGTATATAATCAAGCGCCTGCCATTTGATGAGGGAGGCCTGGGGCTCTGTCCGAAGCTGCCGGAAATGAAGCTTCTGCGGTGCCGGAATTGCCTGTTTTGCCACAAATCCAAAAGCATTGAAGGACCTGGCGAATATGCCATGGAAAACGGGCATCCCATTTACGCATGCGAGGCGATGCATTACGGCCGCATGAGACCGGACGGGAAAATCCCGGCGACCACGCCCAGGGACTGTCCTATCAAAGAGGCGAAGCGGAAAGAACTCTGAAGGGAGGTGATGAAAATGAAGAGGAAAACGATAGAAGACTGCCCGTCATGCCAATTCGCAGAGATTTGCCCCATCCCGAATGATGATAAATGCCCGGTGCCTGATGAAATAATGATGCGAGCATGCTGCCCTATGAATGAGGACGGCCGAAAAATTCACTGCGTATCTTGCTTTTTCTGCAAATTCGTTTTCAGTGAGAGAGGGTTTAATTACGCTGTGTGCGAAGTCAACGGGAAACGTTTAGATGAAAAAAATATTTCTTGTATAGGAAGGCCGCCGAAATGGTGCCCTATCAAAGAATCCAAAAGAAAAGGCCTCTGACGTGTGCGAGACGTCAAAGGCCAAAGGCGGAAAAGGAACTTCTCCGACCTCATTGTATCACAGAAACAGGAGGAAAAGTAAATGAAACACATTAGGGACGTCAATTTAGACCAGTACGATTTAATGGAAATCTGGCGGTTTGCTTACCGCATTGGCTATCTGGATGGTTATGCGGAATGCGCAGACGAATCGGAGTGCAACCCCCGTAATGATTCAATTCCTAAATTCATTAGCAAGCTTTTAGAAGAGGAGGTTAAAGACTAATGGCATACCGCGGCTGTGACCTCATTCTTTCCTGCCATGAGGCAGAAACGAACCACGCAAAGTGGTTAGAGACCCGCAACGCGGGTATTGGAGGCAGTGATGCCTCCGTCATCATGGGGCTGAACCCCTACAAGAGTCCATACCAGCTTTGGCTGGAAAAGACGGGCCAAGCAGAGGCGCCGGACCTGTCCCATGTGCAGGCGGTGTACTGGGGGAGCAAGAATGAAGCCAATATTGCCGACTGGTTCCAGGAAACCACCGGCAAGAAGGTGAGAAAGCTGGGAACCCTTCGGAGCCGGGCCCATCCGTTTATGATGGCCAACGTTGATAGGGCCGTCATGAGCGAGGAGGCGGGCCTTGAAATCAAGACCGCCGGCGTCTCCCAGGCGAAAAAGTGGCGGGGTGACGAAATCCCTGACGCTTATTATTGCCAGTGCCTTCACTACCTGGCAGTCACCGGCGCCGACCGGTGGTATATCGCCGTCCTCATCGGCGGAAATGAAGCGCTCTACAAGGTGGTGGAGCGGAATGAAGCCGACATCAAGGCCCTTATTGAGGCGGAGGCTGATTTCTGGCACCTGGTAGAGACCAAGACCCCGCCGCCGGTGGACGGCTCCGCCAGCTGCGCGGCGGCTCTCTCTGCCCAGTACAAAGGCGGAGACCCTAATCTTGTCATCCTGCTCCCGTCGGATGCGGACGGTGTGATTGAGTCCCTGGAAAATGACAAGGCCATTATGGAGGCCTTGAAAAAGCAGGTTGCCGAAAAGGAAAACCGGCTGAAGGCGCTCCTGGGAAATGCCGAAGAGGGTTCCACGGACCATTACCGCGTGCTCTGGAAGACTCAGGCGGGCCGCTTTTCGGCGCCGCTGGCAAAGATTAAGAAGCAGGCCCCCGACATTTACCAGCTCCTTCAAGATAAGGGGTTCGTCAGCGTAGGCAAGCCTTCCCGCCGCTTCAGTATCAAAGCCAATGACTGAGGACGATTTCAACCGGCTCCAAGTGGGAGACCCGGTACACTGGGACGCCCGGGAGCTGAACGGCAGGGCGGCGGACATCCTACATGGATTTTTTGATAAAGCTGTATTGATTCAATCCGGTGACGCCCTCATCTGGGCGTCTTACCGGAACATTGAGAAAGGAGAAAAAGATTATGGACAGAAAAGGTGGACTGGAAGTAAGAAAGGCAAGCATGCAGCAGGGAGGAAATGCTAAGACCACCATGCAGGGGCTGATTCAGGCTATGGAGCCGCAGATCAGGAAGGCACTCCCTTCCGTTATCACTCCGGAGCGTTTCACCAGGATGGTACTGACGGCGCTTTCATCAACCCCGAAGCTGCAGACCTGTACGCCCCAGAGTTTCCTGGGGGCCATGATGCAGGCGGCCCAGTTAGGCGTGGAACCGAACACGCCCCTGGGGCAGGCATACCTCATCCCCTATGGGAATGTGTGCCAGTTCCAGCTGGGGTATAAGGGATTGATTGACCTGGCATACCGCTCCGGCGAAGTTTCCAGCATTCAGGCCCATGAGGTGCATGAAAACGACGTTTTTGAATATGAATATGGGCTGGAGCCGAAACTGAAGCACGTGCCCGCTCAGAAGGACCGTGGGAACGTCATCATGTACTACGCCGTCCTGAAGCTGAAGAATGGCGGCGTGGGCTTCGAAGTCATGAGCCGTGAGGACGTGGAGGCCTTCGCCCGCAAGAAGTCCAAAGCCTATAGCAATGGCCCGTGGAAAACGGACTTCGACGAAATGGCCAAAAAGACCGTTTTGAAGAAAGTCCTCAAGTACGCTCCACTGAAAACGGAGTTCGCCCGGGCCGTGGCCACGGATGAGACCGTGAAGTCTACTCTCTCCGACAATATGGCCGATGAGCCCAATGAAGTGTTCACCACCATTGACAACGAACCGGCCGCCGCTCCGGAAGAGGCTCCGCAGAGTGAGCAGAAGGAGGAAAAGAAATGAAGCCTGAAACAGTGAACTGGTACATGGAAGAAGCCGCCAAATACTTAAAAGAGAACGGCTTCAGGGACGTTATTATCGTCTCCACTTTCGACGGGAAGGGGGAGGACGCCTCATTCATCACGAAATGCGAATCAGGGGGCCAGGGGCTGAAGCTGGCCGCATGGCTTATGGATAACTGCATGGACCAAGTTGTCAACAAAGAATGTGAAGTCTATGACATCTGGAAAATGTTCTTAGGCATTCTCCTTAAGGGAATCAAGAAGATGGAAAAGGAGACCGGCGTTTCTGGACCTAATCCCTTCGCTTCTCCATTCCCCAAAGACTAAGGAGCCGCGGCCATGGCAGAAGGGAATTGGATAAAACTCTATAGGAAGATGATTGACGACCCCGCCTTCGTCAATTCAACGCCGGCCCAGGTGAAGGTCCTGCTCACTGTCATGTTCCTGGCTGCCTGGACGCCGAAGAAGTGGGATGTGCTGGGCCACGAATTCACCATCCAGCCCGGGGAGGCGTTTATAAGTACTCGTGACCTGGCGGACCGGGCGGGCGATGGTGTGAGCCATAAGGTTGTACGTGGCGCGCTGGAAAGATTCGAAAAATTGGGTTTTTGGACACTCAAAAGGGCACGCACCGGAACCCTAATACACATAGTAAATTGGCGGAGATATCAGCTTTATGAAGGTGTAGAGGGCACAGGTGAGGGCACAGGCAGGGCACACGAAGGGCACAGCGAGGGCACAGGCAGGGCACACGAAGGGCACAGCGAGGGCACAGGCAGGGCACACGAAGGGCACAGCAATAAAAAAGAAGGTAAGAATGTAAGAAGGGAAGAATATAATACCCCCCTACCCCCCAAGGGGGGAAAGGGCGGGGTGGTTTCCCTCTTCGAGAAGGTTTCCGGTGACAACCAGGAACTGCTCTCAGCGCTCAAGGAATGGCAGGAGATGAGAAAGCGGATGAAGAAGCCGCTGACAGAAAAGGCGGCTGAGCTCAACCTAAAAGACCTGCAGAAGCTTTCCGGCGGCGATGAGCAGCAGATGGTGGCCATCGTATTGCAGAGCATTAAACGCGGATGGCAGGGGTTCTACACCTTGAAAGAGGCGCAGGCCCCGCGGGCCGCTCCGCAGAATAGTCAAAACATGGAGGATTTTATAGATGGACTCGAACAATTCAAAAATTCCCTCCCCACAGACAATAGCCATTGGGATGCTTAAGGCGGCATGGCCCAAGTTTACGAACCAGCAGGCAAGGCTCTACCTGCTTATGACGCAGGATATCCCGGAGCCCGTCCTGGTAAAAGCCATAGAAGCCCTCATCAAAGAATCGGCCTTCCTTCCGACGGTGGCAGAAATCCGGAGCCGTGCGGAGGCCCTTTATAAGGCCGCCCAGGGCGAAGAGCCGCCGGACGCCGGCAGGGGATGGGGCGAAGTGGTGCGTGAAATCTCCCGCACCGGCTATTACGGCAAGCCGAAAATCAGGGACCCCACGGCGGCGGAGGTGGTCCGGCGGATGGGATGGAAAGAAATCTGCTCCTCTCCGGCGGATGAGACCGGCGTCCTTCGGGGCCAGTTTATGAAGATGTACGCCATGCTGCAGGAAAGCCGGAAGGAAGAGAGCCACAACAGGGCGCTCCTGCAGGACGGCAAGGTAAAGGACTTCATCGCTTCCCTCTCCGGAAGCATGGCCCTGGAAGGAGGAAAAGGATGATTATCGTAAGGGAATTATCGGGGCGAATTATGGCACCCCTGATGGGATTCAGGGTGGTACGTGAGAGTATGCTCTTCAGGGTTGTGGCTTTGATGGAAGACAAAGGCAGCGAGCAGTGGGATTTTGACTATCCTTTAGCTGTAGGGTTCAGATTTGAAAAGCAAGCGTATGAAGTGCTCGACTGGATTTTCGAAAGGATGAAGGCCCAGAGGCGGAACCCAAACATCATCATCGACATGAAGGAATGCCCATATCTGAAGGAGGCCCACAGATGAAGAATAAGCGGAAGAGGGAATTTAAGTTTTGGCGCGTATTTCCCAAAGGCTACAAGAAATGGAATATGGATCACTGGAATCAGATGTTCAGAATAGACAGATGGTTTGATTTCGGGATTTCCTCTACCGCCCGAGTGCGACTGAGGGAATACACCAGGGCCAGAAACAAGCTTTCCGGCCATCATCGAATCTAGGAGGCAACCATGGAAGAAATGAGACATGAGATTAAAGACGAAGAAATCCCGAGGCACTCAATGACATTGGGTGTGCGGCTGAAACAGTTTCGCGGGAAGGACGGCCAGTTGATGGCCATGGCCGTCCCGGCAAGCACTCCCTACAGCAGGGAAGAAAAGGAGATTGAGAAGGAAATGAAGAATTTCATCTATGCCGATGAAATCCACCATCCCGACCACTACACGTGGAAGGGCGTGGAATGCAAGGACGTGATTGAGACCATGACCCGGGGCCTCTCCGGCATTGAAGCCTATTATATGGGAAATATCATCAAGTATTTATACAGATACCCCAAGAAGGGCACGCTGGGGACGGACCTTGCCAAGGCGGCGCAGTACATGGAATTTCTGAAGGAGGTATATAGAAATGATTGAAATTAGTAAGCCAGAGGGCGCATTAAAACATAAAGGCTGCGATTCTTGCGGGGACCACGAAAATGTTATTGTTATCAGAATTTCAAGTAATGAGGGCACCTGCACAAATACAGTCTGCTTATGCCGGGATTGCGCAAAATTGATTTCTATTGGGCTGGATAAAGCTTGCGAGATTCTCTTCCGCGGCCCAGAGGGTAATGCGTTGGCGACGAGACTTGCAAAAGGGATTATGAAAGACGAGCTTGCAAAGTTGGAGGAAGAATTCCATGCTGAATGACAACCAGTGCTTTATCAGCGGCCGCCTGGGCCGTGACCCGGACTTGAAGTACACCCAGAGCGGGAAGGCGTACTGCCGCCTCTCCGTGGCCTGCTCCTACAAGGTGAAGGACCAGGAGCGCACGGACTGGGTGAGCGTACAGGTTTGGGGACCGCTGGCGGAATCCTGCGGCAGCAACCTCCAGAAAGGAACCCGAGTCATGGTAAGGGGCCGCTACTCTTCCTCCAGCTACGAGAGCCCCCAGGGGAAAAAGTATTTCACCCAGGTGGTGGCGGACCTGGTGGCCATCTGCCTTGACGGGAGCCCCTACGCCAACGGCGGCCAGGGAAACAGCCAGGGCAATGGTCAGTGGGGCGGGCCAAAGAATCAGCAGCAGGGACAGCCGCAGGACCGCGGCAACTTCTCCCGTTTCGGGCGGCCGACGCCTCCGCCCATGGAACAGCCCAGTTTCTCGGACTATGCCAACCAGCCCCAGGGAAACCCTTCCGGCGTGATGCATGGGACGAATGAAAAGGATGAGGATATCCCATTTTGACAGGAGGGCACTATGACAAAGGACGAATGGCGGAATCTCAAAAAAGAAAAGGGCATGAAGGTTTACGTTTTCCACTATAACGGAGCCCGCTGCATGAAGCCAAAGTACGCCCTTGAGTACACGATTGACACCATCTACCCGAGCGCCGCAACGGTTCGGCGGCAGGTAAAATGGTCAGTCGAATACGATTTTTTCCCCTGCGAAATGCTCCATACAGAGCAGGAAATCAAAGAAAAATGGGGGGGACTTAAATGCAAATAGACATTGTTGGGTTACTCATTGTCGTTATTGTTTCGATTTTCTGCATTTTTTTGACATCGCGGAGGTGAGGATTATGACCGGGAAAGAACTAATTGTGTGCATCGCGCTGGTGGTCATCATCAGCTTTATCATTGCGGCCCTTCTGGGGACCATGAGAGCGGCCGAGAGAGCTGCTGAGAAGAGAGAGGAGGAACTGCAGACTAATGACCAGCTGAACGAGGATTTGAAGAAATTTGTTCTCCAGGAATCTCTGAGGCGGCAGAAAGAAATCAGCCGCCAGCTGGTGGCCGAGCTGAAAAAGCTCCGTGAAGAGAATGCAAAGCTTTGCAGGGAGTGCGTTGTGCTGCGGAATGAAAAGCCAGAACAGGAGGCAGAAGATGGGCAGAAGAAACGGAGTGCGAAAGTTTAATCGTAGGCATGGGAACCGTGATGACGGATCCTGGGCCAGCTCGCTCATGAGTGAGCTCCATCCCAGGGAGACACTGCCGGAGAAGCCGGACGAGCTCTCCGTGAAGGACCTGGACCCCCATGGCAAGGCAGGCCCGCCGCCGGAAAGGCCGGCGCCCCGCGTGACGGCCTTTCCGGTCAAGCCTTACTATGACGGCCGCATGGCCATGCCGCCGGAGGGGAATTGCGCTTACTGTGGCCGCCCTCTCCGGAAGGGTGAAGGCCATTGGGTGGTGGATGAGTTCGGGCAGCTTGTCAGAAAATGCAATGATGCCCGCTCATGCTACGAACGCATGGGCGAGGATAACAGAAAATTGCTCAAAAGGGCCCTCAGGCGCTTTGGGGCGAAATTGTACTTTTTCGTTGAGGGAAAGCCGCAGGGGAAAGCACGGCCCCGGTTTTCGCGAAAATCTCATACGGCCTATACTCCGAAAAACACCGCTGACTATGAGAAGAGAATCCGGAGCGCCTTTCTGGAATGCCGGGGCGAGTGGCAGAAGCTGCCTGCCGACTGCTATGCCTACGTGAGAATCCAGGCCCAGTACCCCATCCCACAGTCGTGGAGCAAGCGGAAAAAGAAAGAAGCCATTGCGGGGCTCATCATGCCAACCACCAAGCCGGACGGCGACAACATCCTCAAAGTGGTGCTTGATGCGCTGAACGGCCTGGCCTACGACGATGACCGGCAGGTAGTGAAAATGGGCATGATCAAAGTCTACGGAGCCAACCCGGGCCTAATGGTCCAGGTGGATGAGTACAAAGTGTAAGGAGGGGCATTGTGGGAAAGCACGGAATGAAAGAAAGAGTGACAAAGAACCCGGACCCCACTTTCAGGAAGGTGCTGGGCATCTTCCGGAAGGAGGCCCGGGAAATCAAAGAGAAACAGAAGGCGGCGGACGCCTTCGCCTGCCTGAAGGCGGTCCGCTTCTACCTCCGCGGGAATGGCTTCGAGCTGGCCGACGACCTGGCTATTAGGGACGTTTACACTAAGCGTGTTTTCCGCTCCATGGTGCCGGCCTCCAAGCTGGCGCCCAGGCCGAAAGAAAGGTGCTAGCATGACGGAAAAGGAAGTCAAAATTTTTTTTGATAAGGTCCGACGCTGCCAGCGGCTCTATAACTCCATCGTCTACGAGCGGGACCACATCGAAGAGGACCTGGCGGCTGCCAAGGCCATCGACTACAGCAAGCCACACGTTTCCGGCGGGAGCTCCTCTGACCTGCTTGATGTGGTGATGCGCATCCACGCCGAGAAAGACGACTGCGTGCGGGAGTTGGAAATGCGGCTTTGGGAGCTCCAGTGCTTCAAGGCCGACGCCATCCGCGTCATCCGGGAGCTCAATGACCCGGACAAGGAGGCCATCATGATTGACCGATACCTTCGGAATCTCCCCTGGAAGGCCATTTTCCGGGCCCACCACATCGAGCGGTCCGAAGGGTTTCGGAGGCACAAGCAGGCCATCCGCCTCATCGCGGAGGCATTGACGCCTAGGCCGAAGGAGGAGAAAAAGACGGAAAAATCCCCACCGAAACAAAGTGGGGACTAAATGAGACTTTTATATCTGCTATAATGCTAGTGTAGGAAATCGGGAACAGGGATTCGATTTCTCACGGAATGGAAAAACCACACGTTCAGCGGCGTGTGGTTTTCTATTACCTATTTTTCTCGGGCCCATAAAGCCTTTCCATCCCGGACCTGGTGACGAGCCAGTACCTTCCGGACTTCCGGCATTCTTCCGGGGTGAACCTGGGCGGAAATCCGTGATGGCCGGCGCATGCGTGCTTTAGGGTATCTTGCGAAACTCCGTAGAGCTCCGCGGCCTCATTGACTGTGAGAACCTCAGACAGTGGATTTTCCATTGCTTTTCACTCCTTATTTGAATCGAATCAAAAGCCCCATTTCCCCGGCTTCATAGATTTCAAATCCTGCATCATTGTCAAGGGAAAGAACACGCCTATTGTCGTCATAAATCCAAATCCAAGGTGCATTGGTGTTAAACACCAAATGATAATGTTTGGGCACCTCGGTATCACCGGCAATAAGACGGGCCTTATAATACCCGTCCATTCCGAAAGCAATTTCCCCAGTCTCTCCCAGCATCGTGCGATAAATAAGAGAAGCGATATCGCTTCCCCCAGCAGCCACCGTGCAATATTTATAATTGCACTTGTCATTTACCATTTTTTTGTTTTCCAGCACATAAGCCTTGTCAATGATGTTCTTCTTTTCCATGGTAGGTTCCTCCTTAATTTGACTAAATGGAAGTGGGCGGGAGCCGTTAAGCACGGACCCGGGGAGCTATTTGTCATTTTCGTATTTCCCGAAGTCACGAACTCCAGAAAAATCAGAAATGTAATGGAGGTCGTCGTCATCCGGGGAACCGGTCCAACCATTGACCCTGCAGCAGATTCCGTCAATGACTGTGAAATTGCGGCCGCAGTTTCTGGAATCTTCTACATCACTGCGGGAAGCCTTACCGGCGATAATGTTGCCGGAATCGTCATAGCAGTGGTCATCAACCCAAGCGTCGCGAGCTGCAGCAGAGTTGAAGGCCATGAATACATAGCCGTTATTTCCGTTGAAAGAACTGAATGCGATTCTACCGTAAGTGTTGTACCAAGCATAAGATTTTCTCATTTTAATCATCCTTTCCGTTTTTACTCTTTGGGGTTTTCCCCTTGACCTGACTATACTATACCCCGATATCGGGGTAATGTCAAGAGGGAAAATGAAATTTTTTTGAAAATTTTTTTCGAAGGGCGGTGAATGGCCATGCTGACCGAACAGAACAAGAAGTTTGTTATGGAATATATTAAACGGCACTGCCGCGGGCAGGGAGAAGCGGCCATCGCCGCCGGATACAGCCCGAAAACCGCGGCGCAGCAGGCGTGCATGTTGCTGAAAAAGCCTGAAATTATCGAATATTTGAACGCTCAAAAAGACTTGATAATGTCGGATGTGCGCCAGCAGTTTATTTTTGAAGCTAAAGAGGCGCTGGAAGTCATGCACTCTATCATGATGAACCCTGAAGCCGATGAGAAGGCGCGGCTGATTGCTGCCAGGGACTTTTTGGACCGCGCCGGATTTAAGCCGGTGGACAAGACGGAGGTTTACGGCGGCCTGTCGGTGACTCTGGAGGTGGATGATGACGTCAACTCGCAGGATTAACCTCATCAATGACCTAATCAAGCCGACGCCCAGGCAGAGAAGCTTTATGCAGACTGTCAAAGATAATACCTATATCCTCTACGGCGGCGCGGCAGGCGGCGGGAAATCGTACATTCTCCGCTGGGAGCTGGTTTATCTCCTGCTCACCTGGTTCAAGCACACCGGCATCAAAGGGATTCGCGTGGGCCTATTTTGCGAAGACTATCCGAGCCTTAAGGACCGCCAGCTATCCAAAATCCGCATGGAGTTTCCGGAGTGGCTGGGAAAGTACCGGGAAACTGACCATGATTTTATACTGGCGGACAGCCTGGGCGGCGGCGTCATCTGCTTTCGAAACCTGGATAAACCGTCAAAATACCTCTCATCCGAGTTCGCGGCCATCGCCATTGATGAGCTGACACTGAATGATCAGAGCGTTTTTGACTTTCTGCGGATGCGTCTCCGCTGGGTGGGCATCAATGACACCAAGTTCATCGCCGCTACAAACCCGGGCGGCCGCGGGCACATGTGGGTTAAAAACCTATTTATTGACCGCAACATGCCGCCGGAAATGCAGGCTTTTGCTTCCCAGGTGGCTTTTGTTCCGGCGACCGTGGACGATAACCCGCACATTTCAGAAGCCTACAAGGCCCAGCTGGACACGCTGCCTGAGAAGCTTAGGAAGGCCTATAGGGATGGCGACTGGAACATATTCGAGGGCCAAGTCTTCGAAGAGTTCCGGAATGATGAGCACGTCATCCATCCATTTCCAATTCCTTCCGACTGGCCGCGGTACCGCTCAATGGACTGGGGATACACGAAACCTTATGCCATCTATGAGTACGCCACCGACTATGACGGCGTTGTGTACGTTATCGGTGAGTGGTATGGCTGCAAACCGGGGACCGTCAACACCGGCACGCAGGAGACCGCCAGGGAGGTGGCCAGGAAGGTCAAGCATCTGGCGGGAGCCTTTGGCATTGCTGACCCGGCTATATGGCAGCGCACCGGCCACGATGGGCCTACCATCGCCGAGATTTTCGCAGGCGAGGGCGTGCCATGGGTGCCTGCAGACAATGACCGCATGGCGGGGCTGATGCAGGTACACATGAGATTGAAGGAACATAAGCTTAAAATCTTCTCTTCCTGCCACCACCTTATCCGGACCCTTCCAGCGCTGACCTATGACAAGCACCATGTGGAGGACGTGGACACGGAGGAGGAGGACCATGCTTATGACTCCCTTCGCTATTTCCTGATGTCGCGGCCCATCACGCCGGAGAAAGGCGAAGTGAGGGCCATTGATAAGTACAAGTTAGTGAGACCGGACAGGGAGGAAGGTACAGCATGGGGCGTGTAATCCCAGATTTATCGTCTATTAAGTTTGTGAGCCGAAGGGGACTCCGGGACTATGCTTTCCGAGTGCTCAAGGGCGAGGTAGGCGAACATGTGAATAAAGGTGTGATTATCCCGGGGAAATACACAGACCAGGAGCTCCGGGCGTTTGTGGAGCAGATGCCGGATTGGCAGCTCAGGCAGATGTATGACATGATGTACGGCGCTGAAATGGTGGAATGAGGTGAGAGCATGAACGGACTGGAAGAAGAAAAAGACCTGCCTCAGCAGCAGGCGGGCGGCTTTGATTTTGCTGCTGCCAAGGAACGGGTAAAAGAAGCGCTGCGGCTGTCGGAGACCTGGCGGGACTATGCTAAGCAGGATTATGAATTCGTGGCCGGAAAGCAGTGGACCGATGCGGACCTGAACAACATGAGGCGGGCCAAGAGGCCGGCCATCACGCTCAACCGCATCCGCCCCATCGTCAATCTGCTTTGCGGCTACGCCGCCCAGAATGAGACTGAGCCGGATTTCCTCCCGCGCTCCGAAGAGGATGACCGGGTGAGCCGCGTGGCCAAAGGCATCACCAAGTATGTCTTTGATAAAGCGTCCTACCAGAAGGCAAAGAAGCGGGCGTTCCGAGACGCTATCACCTGCGGCGTTGGCTATTACTGGACATCCTACGCCTTCAATTACAAGAAGATGGATGGGGAAATCAAGATTGAGAACGTGAGCCCCTTTGATGTGTTCATCGACCCAGAAAGCACGAAGGACGACCTGTCAGACGCCGCTTTCTGCGGCCGGTACTCATGGGAGTCGCCGGACAAGCTGTGCCAAGTGTACCCTGAGCACGCCGATGAAATCCGCACCATGTTCCATGACTACGACGAAACCGAGCTGGAGACCGTGGAGACAACGCCGCTGTGGTACTCGAACGAGCTCAAAAAGCTCCGAGTTGTGCAGTACTGGTACCGGCAGTACGGCACGAAAAAGGTTTTCACGGCGGGCTCTGAAATCATCTCAGACCCGACCTCTCCGGAGTACATGGCTCTTGTGGCCGCCGGTGGCCAGCCGATGACCGTGCCGGACGAACACATCCGCTTTGCAACATTCTGCGGCGAGGTGCTTCTGGAGGAAGGCGAGAGCCCATACAGCCACGGAAAATTCCCGCTGGTGGCGCAGTACTGCTACAAGTCAGGATGGGAGAGCGACAAGGACGACGGACTGGAGCCTGCCGGCGTGGTGCGTGACCTGAAGGACCCTCAAAGAGAGCTCAATAAGAACCGCTCCCAGCGGATGCACATCGTTGACCAGCAGGCCCTGGGCGTGCGCTACTGGCAGGGGCAGGCAGACGCCAAGATTAAGCGGGACATCCGAGACCACTCCACCACCCCGGGCGCCAACATCTTCCTCCCGCCGGGCCTCACGTTTACCGACGGCCTTCCGGCGGCCCAGGATGTAGGCAACATTGAGCTTGAGCAGCAGTCAAGCGCTGATTTTTACTCCATCTCAGGCGTGACGCCGGAATCCCTCTCCGGCTCCGTGGGCCAGATGAGCGGCAAGGCCATCGACCTCAGGCAGACGGTCACCACGGTGCAGACTGCGGAAATCTTCGACCATGCGAAGGATGCGGAGCTGCAGATTGTACAGCTCCTGTGGGGAGATAAAGGAGAACCGGGGCTTATTCCCCAGTTCTTTAATCATGAAAAGGCCCTCCGTATCCTGGGCGACGACGGGAAAAAAGAGTTCATTCAGATTGAGCCCGGGATGGGGCAGGCCATGACGGTACAGCCGCAGATTAACCCCATGACCGGCCAGCCGCTGATGGATGCGGACGGCGACCCCGTTGCAAAGGTGCTCTATGACCTGTCCTGCTTTGATTTTGATATCGTCATCACCACCAGCACGGCCAGCGCCACCGCAAGGCAGGCGAACCTTTACCAGCTGCTGGAGGCCAAAAAGGCCGGGGTGGACATCCCGATGGATATCATTCTGGATTTCATGGATTTCCCCGAAAAAGAAGCCGTCAAGAAGCGGCTGCAGCAGCAGGCGGAGGCTCCGAAGGTTCCGGATGTCAAAGTATCGGGCACGCTGGACCAGCTCCCGGCCGAAGCGCTGTCCCAGGCTCTGCAGTCTATCGGAGTGAGCATCTCGCCGCAGCAGATAATGGCGGAGAGAATGGCACTCAAGGGCAAGGCACCGGTACCGGCCATCGCCGCACCGCCTATGCAGCAGATGCCGCAGGCCCCGCAGGGAATGCCTGCCCAGCTGCCGCCTAACATTCCAATGAATCAGTAAACACGATACGGGACGCTCGACCTGGCTAATGTCGTTAAACCAGCCGCCCGTATCTTCGGCCCGAGTGACGCCGCTAAACCACTCTACATTGCGTCCGGCGAGCGACGTTAAACCGCAAAGGAGGACATTATGTTTGAGAAAGACCAGGACATGAGCAACGCAGCAGATTTCGGATTTACCGAGGAGGACCTCAAGGGATTCGTGCCAGAAGACCAGGACAAGAAGCAGGATGAACCTGCACCGGCACCGGCGGACAGCCAGCCGGAACCTCAGCCGACCCCGGAACCGGCAGTGGATGCGCCGAAGCCGCAGGATGAACCACCGGCACCGGCACCAGCCGACGACCAGAACGTCGATAAACCTCAGGATGGTGCCGATGGCCATGGAGACCTGGGCAAGGCGCTGGCGGAAGAAAGAGCCCGCCGCAAGGCGATGGGCGATGAAGTCAACCAGCTCAAAGCCCAGCTTGAACAGATGAGGCAGGCACAGAATCAGCAGGGGCAGATGCCGGCCGTTCCTCCCCAGACAAGACAGCAGATTATCGAATACGCGAAAAAGGAAGCGGCCCGCCGCATGAACCTCCAGAACGTTGATGACCTGATGTTTACAGACCCCGCAAAGTACGACGAATTCCTCCGGATGCAGGGCGCCATCGCCTACAACCAGGAGGCCCAGGTGCAGAAGGCCATGACCGTGAGGGTGCAGAACGTTGCGTTCGCCCAGGAAATCATGGCCACGCCTAACATCCAGGCCATCTATCAGAAGGGCAATGAGATGCTCAATGACATGAAGCGCATGGATGCGAGGGTGATTGATGACGCCTTCAACCGAGTTGACCAAGGAGTGGGAACGGAGAAGGATTTTAAGATTATCCGTGACTTCCGTGATAAAGTGGTGGCGGCCATGCAGCAGGGCACCGGCGCTCCGGCTCCCGCACAGGCAGGAAACGGCGCTCCGGCTCCTGCTCCCGCTCCGGAATCCAACCCCCTCACCCAGGCGGCAGGGCTCCCGAAGGCGGCGGCTCTCACCGGCGCCAACCCCGCACAGCCGAAGCTGACCAATGAGGACATCCTCCGGGCCGTGCGGGAAGGCCGTGAAAAGGACCTCCCGAAGGACATTCAACGTGCAATTGATGAATACTGTGGTTAAGACAGAAAGGAAGTAAGCTATCATGGCTAAAGAATTTGTAATTCCTTCCGCCCTGGTGCCGAAGGTATGGGCGGCCAAGGTTTGGAGAGAAGGCAATAAGGCCTCCTATTTTGAAAAATTTACATCTACCGACGGCTCCAAACCGATTCAGACCAATAAAGACCTGAAGCGTGCCAAGGGCGACAAGGTGACCTTTGGTATCTCCATGAACCTCACCGGCGACGGCGTGACCGGCAACAGCACTCTGGTGAATAACGAAGATACCCTCACCATGTACGATTTCTCCGTGACCACCGAGCAGGTAAGGAACGCAGTGGCTCGTTATGTGGGCGATGACCATAAGTCTCCCTACGAAAACCTGCCGCTCATTAAGTCTGCGCTGGTGCAGTGGCTGGCAGATTGGAAGGATGACACTCTCATCTCCAAGCTGACCGCCTCCCCGACTGCCGGTGAAGTGATGGGCACTGAAGCCTCCATTACTGCGGACAATAAGCTGACCTGTGCGATGATTTCCACCGCTAAGCGTAAAGCTATGCTGCACGCTCCGAAAGTGAAACCGATTAAGATTGATGGCCAGGATAAGTACATCATGCTCATCGGCCCCTATGCGGCCCGTGACCTTAAGACAGACACTGCATGGCTGGAAGCGCAGGAACATGCCGGAGTGAGAGGCTCCAACAACCCCATCTTTACCGGTGCCCTGGGCGAATATGACGGCGTGGTGCTCTACGAATATGAAAGGGTATCCACCACCCAGACCGGCGCATCCAAGGCCAACGTGGTGCATAACCTTCTCCTGGGCCAGCAGGCGGCCTGCTATGCGGTCACCCGTGAGCCGGATGCCATCAAACAGGTGGACGACTACGGCAACCGTGAAGGCAACGGCATTTCCTTCAATGCCGGCATTGAAAAGGTTGTTTTCAACGGCAAGGACTACGGCGTCATCCAGGTCATGACCGGCGGCGCTGCAGACTGATTTCCTATAGTTTCATATGTTTCAATGTTTCGGGAGTGGCGATTTGCCGCTCCCGTTTCGTTTGAAACTTGAAACGACTTGAAACGAATCCAAGCAAGTGCGGACAGTGGTTTATGCCGATAATATCGTGCTTTATCACTGCTTTGCCGCCGCCTGCTTGAAACTGACTTGAAACTATTTGAAACGATTCGAGGCGCTAACAATGACCATCAAACAGCTAATCAACAGGGCTTACATGCAGGTGGGCGACACGTCTCACGTCAATTACACGCCTTTCCAGTTCCTGGAGTACTACAACGAAGGGAATCAGCTCCTTTGTCACCTCATCAGCAAGTACATGCCGGATGAGGCAACAGATGATTCCTACAAGGACCTGGATGATGAGAGCGGCCACGACAACTTTGAGGAGACCATGCTGGTGCACTATATGGTGACCCGCATCCTCAACCTTGATGTTTCGGCTCTCCTGCAGGAGTGGGAAAACTGGATTGCAGAGAAGGCCCGCTCCGAAGGCGGTTCCAACGTGGTGATAGGAAGGGGGTATTGGGGCTATGACAGTAAACGAGCTGATTACCACTATAAACCTTGACACGAACGAAATATTGGACGATGAGGCCGAGTACATCCCGTATATCAACACGGCCATTGATACGCTCTCCATGCTGCTGGCACCCATGCATGACCCCGAGGTGACATCCTGCCGGGATGTGGCCAACAATGACGCCATCCCCACCAATTTCCTCCAGTTCATGCCGGTTTCCGGCTATCCCATCACCTTGAAGAACGGCACATTCCAGACCTACGATGGGAAGACGGTGCCGGACGTGTACTATGCCACAAAGAAACCGCACATTGCCAGCATGGACGATGCGGTGCCTTTTTCGGAGATGTACACCTTCGCCCTGGTGCAGATCGTCTCTTACCTGGTTAAGAAAAAATCCCTCATGATTGATTTCGCCAATGCGGACAATGCATTCATCCAGCAGCTGACGGAAGCAATCAGGGGCGCAAGGGCAAGGTGATGACATGGCACAGGTATTCCAGACCGCCAGCACCCAGGGCTTTCCTTTGGGCATCGACTGGAGCAAACCGGCCGAGGCGGTAGACATCAGGGCGCTGGTGCAGGCCCATAACTGCGAATACTCCGGAACCGACGGGGCTCTCCAGACGGTGCCGGGCATCCGCATCGTGTACACGGCGGATAATGACATCACATCTATCTACTACGACGTGAATAGAAAGTGCTGGTATTTCACGTCCGACGGAAAGATGTACAAGACCGAGGACTACAATACGGCCACGGCGCTGGGGAAGCTGACCGGTACGGACCGGCCGAGGTACACGACCTTCGGCGGCGATGTGCTGGTAGCTTCCGGCGGCAAGCTGCAGGCCGTGAGCGGGGCAGGAGACAGCCTGACGACCGTCACTGATTCGCCGGAATCCTGCAATTTCGTAAGCTCCAATTCCGGCTCTGTGATAACGGCGTCCATGTCGGACCACCGCCTTCACTGGAGCGCCATCGGCGACTACACCAGCTGGACCAGCGACAGCAACAACAGCGCTTCGGCCCAGTACGTAGATGTAGGCTACAAGGACCAGGGCTGCATTATCTCCGTTTCCTTCCTGTCCAAGGCCATCATCGTCTACAAGGAGTACGGCAGAGCCTACCAGGTGGTGGGAAATCCGCACTCCGGAACGCTTGCCGTCTATCCGCTTTCCGAAACGGCGTACTGCGCCGGCTCTTCGGTTTCGCTCAATGACCATTCGTACTATATCGGCAATGCGGGGCTCATGTCCTTCATGCCGACGAACACATACGCCAACATCCAGCCGGAGGAAACGGGGCTCAATATCAACGCCCAGCTCATCCGCATCACGGATAAGACGGCGGCCATGTGGTACGTCCCCACCAGAAAGCAGATGTGGATTCTGCCATCGGAGAAATCGGAGTACATTTTTATCTACCACTACCTGCCGAGGTACGCAGATGGCCGCGGCGTGTTTACCATCAGGACGCTCGCCCATCCTCTCCATGATGTGGAGAATCTGGACCATGATGTCTACATTGCCTACGGCAACAAGATAGGCATTCTGGACGAATCCATCGACACGGACGACGGTCAGCAGATAGAGACTGCAGTCACGTCGGGGAACCTTCTGGCAGAAAAATTATTCATTCTGCTGATGAATTATACATTCGTCACGTCGAACAAGATTGCAGGCTACGGCACGGTGGAAATTTCCAACAAGAAGGCCAAGGCCCTGCAGTTCAAAGTTTCTGAAAAGCGGCTCTATGACGACACGGGGCCGCTTTATGATGCCAACACGGCGCTGGCGAATGAATCGTTTACCAAGCTGCTGAAGATTGGCGGCGGCCCGAACCGCTCCCTGCAGATTAAGATTTACATTGCCAAAGGCTCCGTGGCCATCCGGCAGTTCGACTACACTTATTCGGAGGTGTAACCCTAAATGAATTATGCAGAAACCTACCCCTTGAACGTGACGCCCCAGGGGGATTCGACACGCTCCGCCGTGGAAAAGAACCGAAAGGAAATCCTCTCGCTGGTGGCGGCGCTGAATGCCCAGCCGAGCGGGGCGGTGGGAGGAAGCCGCCAGCGGGTACTTTCGGCGGCCATGCTTTCCGGAGCGTGGAATTTCCTTTCCTCCGACGGCCTGGCGGTGATTATAAACGGCTCCGTGACGCCTGTCATCATGAGCTTTGCTGACGGATGCGGAGAGAACGGCAACATTGACTACATCGGCGTGGTGCGGGACAAGCTTTCCGCCTGGTCCCTGCCTGCCAATAACACCAGTTACCTCTACATCGAACGCTCCGACGCGGGAGCGCTGACCTACGGCTCCACTACCATCGCACCGGTGGAGCAGGACAGCACGCCATCCGCCGGAACCAATGACGCAGGCCTGTGCTGGTTCTCCACGCTGGAGTACAAGATGTACGTCTGGACCGGCTCCGCATGGCAGCACAAGGTAAGGCTCTTCGTGGGTACGGCAGTGACAGACAGCTCTTCCGTGAAGAGTATCTCTTACAAGGAATATCCTCAGCAGCTGGCGCCTTCCCTGCAGCAGAAGCTGAAGGAAATCGAAGCAGGGGCCACAAAGAATGAAAACTGTGTTGCCGCCATCAAAATCGGCGATGTGACGGTAACAGCCAACGGCCACCAGGACACATTCACCATAACGGCGGAAGGGCTCATCGCTCTCTCTGCAGATGCCAAGAACAGGACCATCAAGCTGTCCACTCCGGACCTGTCCAAGGTGTACGCCCAGGCCAAGCTGGACGCCCATCCGGTGGGCTCCATCTACGAATCCACGGACAGCACTTCCCCCGCTACCTTATTCGGCGGCACTTGGGTGGCTATGGATGCGGGCCGTGTTCTTGTGGCCCAGGGCAAGGCGGCGACGGGGACTACCTTCACTGCAGGGGCAACCGGCGGCGAGGAAAAGCACAAACTCACCACGAGTGAAATGCCAGCTCACGCCCACGGTCGTGGGACCATGAATATTGTCGGAACAGTTTGTTCTGCTTATGGAGAGACAAAGACAACAACCAGTGGGGCCTTTACATGGAAGCCCACGGGAGGACGGCAGGACGGTGGCGATGGTCATGATGGAGAGCCCATTTTGACCTCTACCATTTCCTTCGATGCCTCCAAAAATTGGGTAGGGCAAACGACTACTGCCGGTGAAAGCACCGCCCATAATAACCTCCCACCATACACGGTAGTTTATCGCTGGTGCAGGATAGCCTAAGCGGTTCTCTTCCACCGGTAGATGACTTCATAGGGCTGGAGGTTATTGTGGCTGGCACCTCCGCCGGTATTATCAGTGTCCCCGCTGTAGGTATGATTGTGAGCGCCGTTCGTGCTCGTGTTATATGAGGTAGTATTGGCACTATGGTGGTCTCCCTCTGCGTCAATGGAATCACCGGAGCCGGACGGGGAATCGTGTGCATAAACTACGTGATTATGGGCTCCGTTAGTGCTTGTGGTTCCGCTGTAGTGATGACGATGAGCAGGCAACTCACTCGTGGTTATTCTCCCTAAAAGGATCGAAAAAATGAACCTTGATATTTTTAACAGTATTTCCCAGACGGCCGCCAGGCTTTTAGACCAATGGGCCTTTAAGCTGGCGGCGTCGTGGATTATCGGAATTGAGATCCATCTGGGGCTCTTTTCTATCTTCGCCATCCTGGTGATGCTTGACCTCTTCACCCGGTGGATAGCGATTTCCTACAAGCGCCTCTATGACGCGGGCCTGCCGGATGACCTCTACAGCTCCGTGAGGGGGATTCCCGAGGCCCACCGGGAAGGGCTCATCTCTTCGTGCGTCATGCGGCGGCAGTTCTGGTCCAAGATGCTGACCTACCTGCTGCTGGTAATGGCGGCGGTGCTGGTGGATAACGGCCTCATGCTTCTGGGCAGGAGCACCATGGCCACCACGCTGGTGGTGACCTACCTTTCCATGACGGAGCTTCTTTCCATGGTGGAAAACCTGGATGAGGCGGGCGTTTCGGCGCTTCATCAGTTGACTGAAATCTTGAGAGGACGGCGGGGAAGATGAAACTGGATTCACTGCATGACATGGTGCGGGACTATGCACGCCGCACCGGCGAGCGCGTCAATTTTGACGGCTTTTACTGGGACGATGAGAAGGGCGGGTTCCACGACGGGTACAACGAATATTTCAAATTCTTTCCGCACGTGGGATTCCTCTTCTGGTCCATCATTGAACACGGCGGGAAGCGGTATTTCTCCATCAACCAGACCTATGGGAAGTTCCACGAAATGTGCCCTTACATGCGGGAGGTCATGCACATGAACGGCCTCACGGAAATCATCACAAGGACCACCAGGCCGCCCAAGGTGCATGAAAGGCGATGGGGCATGAAGCATCTGAAGGACCTTGACTACACCTTCCGTGGGCGCCGTTACCACGTCATGCTCAGTGACATCACCCATCTGAACTAACGAAAGGAGAATTCATCATGCTGAAATTTAATCTACAGCTCTTCGGAGGCGGGAAAAAATCCAAGGTGGTGAGCACCTCCGCCAAGGTTCCAGAAGCCAGCAGCGAAGAAAAGCGGGTGCTTTCCAACGAAATGGACTGGCTCACCAATGCCATGGGCGTCTCCAAGAGCCTCATGAACCTGGCCAACGGGCAGATTCAGAACAGTCAGGTGGCGCCGGATTATAACAGCCTCCTGCAGGCTGCTCTTTCCGGCACCCAGCAGGCAGGGCAGACCGTTTCCGGCCTCCTGCCGCAGGTGCAGAGCGGCGTGACCGGCGCCAATGATGCCAACAGTGGCTACATCGGAGGCATCGGAAGCGCCATGCAGACCTACCAGGAGGGGAACAAGTATCTGGACAGTGATTACCAGAAGGCCATGGCCAGCAACGCGGACACCATGAGCGGCCTCCTCTCCGGTCAGCTTCCCTCTGCCTATTCCGAAAACCGGCAGAAGGCTCTGCAGTCTGACCTGGACTCCACCATGGGGAGCACTCTTTCCTCCCTGGCGGACCGGGGCATCATCAATTCATCCGTGGCCAACCAGTCTATGAATGACATTTCCAAGAATGCTGCCAATGCCCTGGCCAATAGCTACAGCAGTGACATGGCGCAGGCGGCAGGCCTTGCCAACTCCGCCTACAATAACCAGCTGAACGGCCTCAACGGCAGGGCGGGCCTTCTCTCCGGCCTGTACTCCGGACAGCTCTCCGGCATCGGCCAGCAGGCGGGGCTTACCGGGAACAACATTTCCAACATCCTCAACGGCGCCAGCGCCCAGAGCAGCCTGGCAGGCCAGCAGGCCAACCTTGCCAACCAGCCAATCGATACGGCGGCAGCCGCACAGAGCAACGCCGCATCTACGCCGCTCAATTACTTCAATGCGGCCGTGGGACTGCAGAGCCCGAACCTCAGCCTCTATGACAGCATGAGCGGCCACCGCTACGCCGTAGCCACCCCGGGGCAGACCTACGTCAAGCAGGGAAGCGGCGGATGGTTCGGCAACCTTCTGGGCACGGCGGCCAACTCTGCGGCGGCCTACTACGCATGCTTCCCGGCAGGCACCATGGTGGCCACGGGACACGGAGACGTGGCCATCGAAAAGATGGCGGAAGGGGACACCGTCGTCATCCAGGGCGGCCACATGGCCCATGTAAAGAAAGTGCATGACATGGGCGAGCAGGTGACCTACAACGTGGAGACGGCGCCAAGCATTGACGGCACCGTGAGGAAGGTGACCACCACGGCCACCGAAGTGTTCCTCACTCCGGAAGGCAGGAAACCGCTCTCTGCCCTGAAGGCAGGAATGAAAGTGTGGACCGTGGACAGTTTCCGCAGACTGTCCCATGTGCTGAAGAACAAGGCCCAGCAGAGAGTGTATGAGCTGGAGCTTGATGACGACAGGGCTCTCTTCTATGCGAACGGCTTTGCCGTCGAACCGCTGACCGCCAAAGACAAGGCGTCCAACAAGCAGGCTGAAGGAAAGGAAGGGAAATAACATGGCAGTGGTATACATTCCCGCCGACAACATGGATGTATGGAAATCCCTGGGGACGGCTCTGGGGACCTTCCTGGGGAAGCGGGCCCAGGATATCCAGAAGACCAATGAAGCCAAAGACTACGCCAATGCCTGGTTCCCAAGCATAGCGGCCCAGGCTTCCCAGCCGCAGGAACAGAAGACCATGGCGGACTATGTGCAGCAGGCGCAGAACAATACGCCCACCATCCCCCGCATTTCCGGCGGCCTTCTTTCCCAGGCCCTGCAGGGGGTAAGCAGTACCATGCCTTCCCTCACGGCCAGCGCCCAGCCCATCACGGGCACCACCACCTCCGGCGGGGTGGTGGGAAGCGGCCTCCTTTCCGGAAACGTTCAGAATGGGGCTCAAACGGCCGCAGGAGCGGCGGCAGGAAATGGTGGTACAACTATAGCCCCCTCCCTCGCCAACGCCGCACAGGCCTATATGGCCCAGCCCAATTTCAATTCTGCGCCCCAGGAGCAGGCACCTAATGATGGGCATGAAGAAAACGGTCTTCCCTCCGTGCCGGACCGTCAGGCCATCCGCCAGAAGAACATGGCGGACAATGGCGCCGTCTATCGTGACCTCTACGTCTCCACGGTGAAAGCAGGATACTCCCCTGAAGAAGCCAGGGCCATGACACTGGACAGGGTAAAGCAGGATGAGGACAGCGCCTACAACGCCCAGCGTTCCGAGTACATTTCCAAGGTGCTGAACCCCATGAAGGAGCAGATTTTGAACGCCCTTATCTTCACCAAGGACAAAGACGGCAACACGGTAGTGGACACGTACCACTCCTCCAAGCTGCCGGGCATGATTCCGCTTATTAACAAATATAATGAGGAATCTGACAAGGTGGGCGCTGACCATATGGACCTTAACAGTCTTAACAGTATCGCCAAGCTGACCAAGCCGGATTATAAGTACATGCAGGGCAAAAACGGCCACATTGTCCGCATTAACGGGGATAATGGGGCCGTTTCCGACGCAGGGGATTTCTCTGACCCGCGCGACCAGTACGTCAGAACCCCTGCCGGGCTCTGGGATGTGAAGAATAGAAAATTCATCAGCGACCCGGCTGTCATCAGAAACATTGAAATATCCCAGCAGAGAGCCAACGCGCAGGACAGGATGGTCAATTCAAACATTGCCATGAACAACTACAGAATGACCAATCCTGTAGGTGGCGGCGGGGGCGGGAACGGGGGAAATAGCATTCTGAATGCCCAGTATATTACCTCCCTCCGCCAGCTGTATAAACAGGTCCACGATGAAGGAATCCCCGACGATCAGAATCAATTCTATGCTCCGCTGATGAAGGCTCTCAGCCTCAACGGCGGCGGCTCTTCCGGCGACACTCCCAATAAAGGATATGCGGCCGATGAGGACAAGATGAGCAAGGCCATCATGGACAGCTATTATCACAACGGCCATGATGCCACCATTAACCTGCTTCACAGCCATGGATGGTACAACTACGACAGCTGGGTGCCGGATGACAAATAGTGCATTCAGTAAGGAGGAAATCAAATGTATGACCCATTTGAAGGAATAGAGCCTGCTGAAAATCAGACCAATAATTCAGGCAGCTCCGGCGGCTCCGGCGTGTATGACCCATTTGGAGAGATTGAACCTTATAAACCACCGGAAGAAGCCTCCTTCCTGGATAAGGTTAAATCCTTCGGTCAGAAAGTCTATGAACAGGCAGACCGGACCACCACGAACATCGAAAACGCCCTTCCTAACTACATCGGAAAGGTGCAGAAGGCGGCCGACGCCTATGGGCAGGAAGTTTCCCAGGCGGCCACCCGTGCCTACGAGGCCAGAGCCGGAGGGGAGGACATCAACGATGAGGACCCGACGAGCGGATATGAAGGGCAGAATTATGACACGGCCAAGGCCGGCCTTTATGATGCGGCCGTTGGCACTCCTGCCGGTTATGTGGCCATTACTCCCTTCGTGCCGGCACCGGTGCGCGGGGCGGCTGGCTTACTGGCGGCGCCCACCATAGTGAACGGCACCATGAACGCCTATGACCAGAACGTGGCCAATGATGACGGCACGCCGGTAGTATCGACGGCCAAGCAGACCCTTCTGGACCCGGTTATCGACCCGGTGAAGGAAGCGGTGACACAGCCAGGGAAGTACGTGCAGGAAATCGTGGACAACCCTCTCAATGTGTGGGACAAGGTTTTCCTGCCTGCCTCCATGGTGGAAGGCGCCGTCAAAGGCGGCGAAAAGCTGGTGCCGGACAGAGTGAAGGAAAAGGCAAAGGCCAAGATGGACAGCGCCGTGGACACCATGGACGCCCTGGGGCGAGACCTCCGGGGCGAGGACGTTTCCAGAGGCGGCGCCACCGGCTTTGATGACCTGGCGAGAGACGGCGAGGGAATGAGGGCCATGAGAAGTGACGTATACGACCCCTTCGGAGACGTCGAACCGGCTTCCCGGGGCGGTTCAACAGGCTTTGATGACCTTTCCAGGGCATCGAATGATAACGCCGCATCCTATGATGCTCCCCCTGCAGATGTATCCGCTCCCGTGTTCAACGTGGCAGGAGATGCGGACTGGGCAGGGATGAATGATTCCACTAAGGCGGCAGCCAATGAGCTGGTGACCAGGTGGAACCGGGTACACCCCGAGGCGCCTGTCACCATGACGAGCGGCAAGCGTTCCGGAGACGGCTCTTCCCATCACGATGTGGGCGAGGCCGTTGATTTCGTCTCCGATTCCTTCGAGGGCGAGGCCGGTAGGCCGCTGCGTGATGAATTCGGCCGCATGGCCTCCGACATGGGCCTCACTCCCTTCGACGAATACAACGGCAGCGGCAACGAGGCCTATGCCAGGGGCGAGAATTTCCACGTAACTGTCCCCAAGGACTGGCAGGGAACCGGACGCCGGGCGGCTGACATGGCTGATGATACGGGCTATGGCTTTGATGACGGCATGAGGGACGCCTCCGACATGGCAGACGATTCCGGCGGCATGTACGAAGAAACCGGCGACATGGCCACGGACGTGTACAACCGCTACCGTCAGGACGGCCTGACGGACGCCGAGGCGGCAGGCATGACGGGAAACATTGCCCAGGAAAGCGATTTCAACACCGGCGCCGTATCCGGTGATGGCCACGGGACAAGGGCCCTCATCCAGTGGGACGGTGACCGCTACGCCCGCTTTGAAAAGTGGTGCGAGGACAACGGCCGTGACCCTTCGGACTGGCGGGCCCAGGTGGACTATTCCGTGGAGGAAATGAAGACCACGGAGCCCGACGCCCTCCGCCGGATGCGTGAGAGGGGCGACGACCTCACGCCGGAGGAAGCGGCCCAGATTATCCGGGAGGACTACGAAAGGCCGGACCCTGCCCAGGCTAACGACGCCCGCCGCATGGATGTGGCCAGAAGAGTGTACGACCAGGGCGGTAAGCGCCAGAGTGCTCCCATGGATGACTCCTCCCGCTCTTCCGGCGGCGAGGATGGCGTCATTGATACCGGCGAGAGGGGTGGGAACCTTAATTTCGACGAGCCCGCTCCTTCCGACAGGGTGCAGGCCATGAGGGACACTTCCCAGCCAATCAGCAAAGAGGATCTTGCGGCCAAATTAAAAGACGGAACCATCCCGAGGGACGTGTTCCGTGAGTATGATGAGGCCGGATATGAAAAATTCAGCCAACTCCCTGAAGATGAGCAGCGTGCTATTACTCGTAAGAATGTGGCAGAACTCAGGAAAGGGGTGCGAGACCCGTTAGGGAATGACGTCAGAGTTGTGCTGGATAACGATAGTCTTGAAATGCTGAACCGAGTAGCTGAAGATTTCTCCACAGGTCATCCCAAAGATGGCAAGGCTTATACATTCAACAGTAGAAGGGCCTATGCGACAAACATCATCAAAGATACGATTTCTAACCCTGATATGATTTTCCATCAGAAAAAAGGAAATTTATCTTACGTGACATACTGGCGCGGCACTACTAAGGATATGACCCATGCAGTGATTGTTACACCGGACCACGGGAAAATAATAACCTCTATGATTTCTCTTAATAGTGCAACTGGGCACGCACGGCCAAAAGAGCTTTTAAGGCAAATAAAAAACGCTGACGAGATAATCTACATCAGCGATAATATTCAGGCCGAGCTGTCAGGGTATTCTCGCACGGCTTCCGGTGCTAGGGGTTCAACGCTGAATACCCAGCTCCACCCATCCGGCAACTCTATTATAGAGGATTCCCGGAGGGTTGGCAAGGACATGACCGGGGAAGGCAATGCCCAGACCATCCAGCGTATGGACACCATCCGCAGTATGCGGAATGATGTGGACTACACGGCCCATGAAGATACCGGCGTGCCGGTAACCCGGCAGGGCATTGTGGACTACGTGAACCGGCTCTTCAATGCCACCATCCGCACCGGCCGCACGGTGAAGGGCGCAAGGGGCCAGTTTGACACGCTTTCCCACGTCATCCGGACACAGAATTTCGCGGAGCCCCGAGTTATCGCCCATGAACTGGGCCATTTCCTGGATGAGCGTTTCCACTTCTCCGAGGCACCAGAATATGCAGGCGAGCTGCTCCATCTGGTAAAGGACAGATTTGAGAACGGCTATGACAATCTGGATGTTTCCGGAAAGATGGCGGAAGGCTTCGCAGAATTCTTCCATGACTATGTGACGGACAGGGCGCAGGCCAGAAGGAACGCGCCGAGGTTCTACGACTATTTCGAGAAGAAACTGCACCAGGACCCCAAGCTGACGGGGGCGGTGAACAAGCTGACCGACATCATGTACCAGTGGAACCATCAGGGCGCCGTGGCCAGAGCAATGGGGTATATCGATTATGGTTCCACGAGGCTCCAACGAGCCAAGAAAATGCTTGAGAGCAACACTTTTGGGAAAGCAGGTAAAAAGGTATGGAACCGTCTCTACACTGAGATGGTTGATGAAAACCATCCGCTCTTTGAAGTGAAAGCAGATGTGGAAAAAAGAATTGGCCGTAAACTTGCATTTGATGAAGACCCGTTCCGGAACGCTGTTGAGTCTCGCGGATGGGTAGGAAAGGCAAACGTCTTAATTGAGCACGGCGTACCGGAAAAGGGCGTCAAATCTTTGCAGGAAATTCTCATGAGTATTGGAGAGAAAAATCTTCCACAATTCTCAGCTTTTTTGGCTTATTTGAGGGAAAAGGACATCATCGATTGGAATACCAAGCATCCAAAAGACAAGGTTTATACAGACCGAGATCCTGTAGATGTGGGAATGACTATCCGGAAGCTCAGCCAAAAGAAAGGATTCGTAAAAGCGGCGCATGAGCTTTACAAATACGAGGATTCTCTGCTGGATATGCTGATTGAGGCCGGTGAGCTTACCAAAAAGCAGAAGGCGGCCATGAAGGCCAAATATCCCCATTATGTTCCGTTTGAGAGAATTACGGATGAGACTTCTTCAGGCGGTGGCACCAGTAAATCCTATGTCAACAAGAGCAATCATATTATGCACATGAAAGGCTCCAGCAGGAACATTGTTGACCCGCTTGTAAGTATCCTTGACCGGACTTATAAAATCGTTGAATCAGTAGAACATAACAAGGTCGGGCAGGCTTTTGTAAAACTGTCAAAGCTGAAAGGTATGGGAGATATCTGCGAGGAAGTAAAAGGTACTCCGAAATCCACGGACAGTACTTTCTACGTCTGGGAGAACGGTCAAAAGAAAACCTATGCCACAACTCCGGAGCTGCTGGCCGCGCTCAAAATGACTAACAATGAACGCCCAGGACCATGGTTGAAAATACTCAGCGTACCGGCGGGGCTTCTCCGTGCTGGCGCTACGCTGTCTCTGGAATTCATCATGAGAAACCCCGTGCGAGATATGATTTCCGCCTCCCTCTATTCCAAGCATGGATTCATTCCTGTGTGGGACACCGTGCGGGGGCTCTCCCTCTATCTCAAGAAGGGGAAAGAGTACTGGGATTACATGAACAGTGGAGCACCTCAATCTACTATGGTTTCGCTTGATAGGAATTATCTCCATGGTGAAATAAGAAAACTTCTGAAAAAGAAAAGCGTGCTCTCTATGTGTGCTAACCCTATCGAAGCGCTCCGAGCCTTCTCTGAAGCTGCAGAAATGTCCACGAGGCTGGCGGAATTTAAAAACTCTAAGATAGGCTATACCGGCATCGTGAACCGCCTTTTTGGAACGGAGCGTAAGCCTCTCTCCAATGCGGAGGCTGGTATTGAGGCCAGAGAAATCACTTTGGACTTTGGAAGACATGGAAGTAAGACTGAAGTACCAAACCGTATCATCGCATTTTTCAATGCATCTATTCAGGGCACTGACAAGATGATCAGGGAGTTCAAGGAACATCCTGGGCAGATGACCATGAAAACGTTCTTAGGGATAACGGTTCCATCTGTAATGCTGTGGTATCTCAACAAGGATGACCCCCGCTATCAGGAGCTGCCTCAGTGGCAGAAAGATATTTTCTGGGTAATCCCCGGGAAGGATACGCTGTACAAAATCCCGAAACCCTTCGAGTTGGGCATTCTCTTTGGCACCGTTCCGGAGAGAGTGCTGCAGTATATGTACGACAAGGAGAAGGGAAGAAACGGCCCGGGGTTCAAGGGGCTGGGGGATTCAATTGAGAACAATTTAGCCCCAAGCGTTTTCCCTACGGGCTTGCTTTGGTGGGTTGAATGGGTAACCAACTATTCCATGTTTATGGGCCGCAACATCGTTCCCCTTTCCCAGTCGAAACTTCCGGACCACATGCAGTACGGCCCCTATACTTCCTACCTGGCCCGCAAGGTGGGGAATGCCTTCAACCTGTCGCCAAGGAAGATTGACAACACCATCCAGGATGTGGGCGGAAATCTGGCGGCCCTGGGGAACAGTCTCATCGACCAGGCGGCAGGGCTGGCGGAGACACGTCCTGCCAAGAGGGCCAGCGAGATGCCCGGCGTGAGGGGCTTCACGGCCACGCCCTACGCCTCTTCGGACAGTGTGCAGCGGCTCCGGGATGATTTCAGACAACAGGAAAAGCTGTACAACGAATTCAAGCTGACCAAGCAGAAGCCGGAAGGCTACGACGCTGCCAAGTACATGAAGTACAAGGCCGCCATGGATGCCATGAACAACACTTACCGGGCTGAAAAGAAAATCATGGATTCCAAGCAGCTTGACAGCCGCCAGAAGCGTGAGCGGCTCGACCGCATCAAGATGCAGCAGACGAATATTGCCAGAAGGGCCCTGGGCCTTTCCAAGGTTTCCAATGACTAGGAGGAAAAATCATGAAGGGTGTAGACGTTTCTGAGAACAATGGATTTGTGAATTGGTCCGACGTGGCGGCGGCGGGATTTGAATTCGCCATGATTCGCCTGGGCTATGGCCACGGCCACATGGACAACCGTTTCTATGAGAATATCAACGGCGCCATTGCGGCAGGGCTGAAGGTGGGGGCGTACTACTACTCTTACGCCGTGACGCAGGAGGATGCGGACTATGAGGCCGATTTCTTCGTGCAGGCGCTCCAGGACTGCGGCCTCACTGCAGAGAAGCTCCCCATGGGCGTGTGGATTGATGAAGAGGACTACGAAGGCTGGCGCCGGAACCACGGCCTGGATATCTATGGTGATAGCCAGCTTGTGACCAACATGGCCACGGCTACCGTCAACAAGCTTTGGGATGCGGGATTCACTCCGGCGGGGGTGTACATGAATTGCGACTGGAAGGAAAACGTCATCGACATGGACCAGACCGGAGGCGCCGGCCTCTGGCTGGCCCAGCCTGGGGCGTCCCATCCGGCTTATGACTGCATGCTCTGGCAGTACACTTTCACTGAAAACATTAACGGCCATGAATTCGACGGCAATATCGTGATGGGAGGTTTTGACAATGTTTAAGCTGATAGGGGACAACATTTTCATGACCAGGGGAGATACCGGCATGCTCCAGCTGGAGGCGTCACTGGACGGGAAGGCCATGGAAAAGGGCACCTATACGGCGGTGCTCTCCGTGAAAGAGGACATGGAGCGGGATGAATACCTGCTTCAGAAGCAGGCCGACGATGCCGGCCGCTTCTTCTTCACCCATGACGATACGAAGGACATCCCGGAAGGAACCTACGTCTATGATATTGAAATCCGGACCGGCGAGCAGGTGTGCACCTTCGGGCCGTCCAAGTTCACTGTGAAGGGAGACGTGACCCGGGATGACTGAGAAAACATTCACTGCGGCCACAATGAAGGTGAAACTGACATCGAAGCAGACACTTTCCGCCAAGTTGACGGCAGATGCACGGATGACCAAGAGAGTTTCCCTCATGTACAAGGGCGATAAAGGGGACAAGGGAGACAAGGGGGACCCGGGGGGGAAATCATTTCCTCCGCGTACTGTAATCCGGACGGCACCATGGTGCTCACCATGGATTCCGGGCGTCGGTTGCCCACGAACCTCCAGCCTTTGATTGACAGCATGGGTTATATGGAAAGCGCCAAAGAGAGCGCCGAAGCGTCGGCGTCCTCCGCATCCGCGGCGTCCGCTTCGGAGACCAATGCTGCCGCCAGTGAAAAAGCGGCGGCGGCCTCCCAGAGTGCGGCGAAAACAAGTGAGACCAACGCCCAGGCCAGCGAGACCGCTGCCGCAAAGAGCCAGACTGCGGCGGCCACATCGGCCAGCGGGGCGGCGGTTTCCGCATCAGCCTCCGCTTCCTCTGCTTCGGCGGCTAAGGCCAGTGAGACAAACGCGAAGACCAGCGAAACCAACGCGGCGGCTCCATGCATGGTAGACCGCAGAGAATGTGACCTCCCTTTCCGGCGTCATGCGGTTAACGCTGACCAGGAAGGAGAAGGCTTCCTCCCTGGTGGTAAAGTAACCGAGAGGCTTCTGCCTCCCGTCAATCGTCTTTTTGACCACCCACGGCCTCCGCCGGTTTCCCGTGAGCTTGTACACTGTCCCGTAACCATTGGGGAGTTTCATTTCATTCAAATTCCTTTCTTTTAAATCATCAAGAGGAGGCTGAAAAATGCCTGATATCAAACTGTCTGATGAAGTGAAGAGCTGGATAGTTCCCACTCTCATTGTGGCCGCCCTTCTGGGCCTGGGCTTTGCCGGTAAGGCAATCTATGACAAGCACCAGGACGAAAAGCCGAAGGTCATGGCCACGGAACATGTCAAGGACCCGGCGGCGGTGGCCAAAGAAATCCACGTCACCAATCCGGCGGCCCAGACCATTGTGAGAGAAATTGAACGCTCCGGCAGCTCCACCCCGCAGATAACTTACTACGTCACGGCGCCATCTGTAGAGAAAGGTGCCGAGACCGTGGCAAAGCAGATTGAGGAGAAATCTCCGGAGGCCCCTTCCGGCGTGCTGCAGAAGTCTGACCGGACCATCGTCACGCCGAACACAGAAAAGCAGAAGGTAGATGTCTACAAAATCAACCTCCGAAAGGCCCACAAGCTGAAGGCGGGCATGACGTACCTGGATAACCATGCCTACCTGTCTACCGGCTACCAGGCGGGGAAGTGGGAAGGACTGATTCACTTCGATACGAGGACCCTGGAGCCCAAAGGCGGTACTATCACCTATACTGTTTTTGAGTGGTAA